GCATCGGGTACAGCAGGACAGACTATTTCATGGATTCTAACCTATAATATGGATTCCGAGGGAGTAGTTACACTTCCTGAATCTGATACTGCCAAAATAGCATCGGGAGGTGCTAAGGCTGTAGTTACCAAAGAAGCGGGTGATTCTTTCTATGGTGTCAGCTCAACTGTTACAGCTAATAATACAAATGTACCAATAAATGTATTTGATGACAAGGTAACAAAAGTTGTTGGTGCATTTAATACTACAACTCAAGAAAATATCAAACTTAGGGGAACTAATTTTGTTGGATCGATGATGAAATATTATGATAGTACGATCCAAGCGATAGATGAGTCGTATGCATTTACAGGAAGCAATATTTTATTTGATTTAACATATATAAAGTCTGACTATATTTATGTACAAGGGTCAATAACAATAAGAACTGAATCTAATCCAAGTCATGGAATTGTACATTCAATTCAAGGTCGAATAACATCTAATTCATCAATTGAAATTGGAAATTATACATCTGTGAATTTGAGGCAGTACACTAGATAACAAGTAATAAATAAGAATAATCGAACCCCCTTCAGGAACCCAAAAAATGAACAATACAAAAAAGCGATTGTTAAACCCTTCGCATATAAAAAATAGCAGAAAGCCACTTGGAAAATACAGATTCTCATCAACAATAACCGATGCAGATCCGGGCTCTGGGAACTGGAGAGGGAACAATGCAAACACTCCTTTGGCAACAGAAATATACATTTCAGACACGAATAGGTCTGGAATAGATGTAAGTCACTTTCTTGACACATTGGCAACAGGTTCTAAGATAGCATTCCAACAAGCTTCAGACAGTTCTATTTTTTACGTTTTTGAATTGTCTGCCGCCCCAGTAGTAGCGACTAACTACCATAAATTACTGGGAGTTGTTACTGACAACGGAACTCAAATATCTAATAATGCTGAATGTATTACTTTTATCTCTGGTGCTTCAAGTGGGAGCGGCGTATATCTGCCTCTTGCTGGTGGAACAATGACTGGCGATATAGATATGGGGACAAATAATATTAGTGCTGCATCGACCGTGACAGCAACAACCTCGATACAAGGCGGGAATCTAATTACAGGAGACGGGAAAGTACTAGGAAGTGCATCTGCAGGAGCAAGAGGTATATTTGACGACGACCTTACAGTTTGGAATACCCTAAGCGGAGGATCAATCATTGTTCAGCCAGACAATAACTTTTTATCACTAAGGACAAACGCTGGAACTGGAGTCAACAGGGCAAGGCTAACACTGAATAACGACACTAGCGGAATTGTGCTTACGCATGATATCGATGGAGACAACGATAACCTGTCAGTTAAAGACGGTGGGTCGTTTTGTAGCAACACTACAACTCAATACAATAGAGACGGTACAGATACCTTTATAGTAAATAAAGAGATCCTGGAGGCTAAAGCAATTCAAGACGCTATTGTTACAGATGCAGACACTGTGCTAACTGAGACAGATGGTCTATTAGTGGCAATAGGGACAACTACTCAGACAATTACACTTCCAGCCGCTAATGCTGTAGGCGCTGGAAAAGTTCAAGAGATGAGATTTAAGAGCAATAAAACATCTGGGACATGTGTCATAAATAGAGCTGGCAGTGATAAAATTTACCCGTTTGGGGGGTCTACGGCTGGCACTAGTTTAACTCTTGCTTTTACAGTCTCTTATCACATGGTTTCTGACGGTGTAGACAGTTGGTACGTGTTAGGATAAAATAAAAACATTGCAACTTGCTTGTTTTTACTATATATTAGGATCAAGCAAGTAATTAGCAATTAAGCAAGGTAGGAAAAAATGAGAATACTATTAATTCTAGTAGTAATGTTAGCAAGTTGTACAACTTATGAAGTAAACATGGACAATATAACTGAAAAAGAATTTCAGGATATACCATGTAAATTTGAAATAGTTGACGTAATGGATACCGCAAAGTATCAATATGCTATATCTCTTTGGACAATAGAAGAAGCTCCAATTGAAATTAAGTCATACAAATTGAATAACCTCCAGCAAAACACATTTGTTGCATGGGTAATGTCTACTGGGGTAGATGTTTTATTGTCTGTCTGGGAGACCCCAGCAATGAATCTTGTTTTTGTTAGTGATACGGCTTTTGACGAAACAATGATCGCCTATGATTGGGGAGATGGAACAAATGGAAAGATTTACCCATTGAAGAAACTTCAAAAATTTAATCCAAACAGAAATAATACATCAAGATCTCTAGATTTTTATGATGATCTTAGAACGCGGTTATTATTAAACAAGTTGGAGACTTTAGAACAGTTAAAATAATAAGCAAGGGGTCCATGTGGAAGAAATCACAGAAACAGCAAGCGCAACAGTTAGCATATTTAGCAACGGACAATGGACGGTATTACTATCCATTGTCCTTACTTTTATTACAGCTATTGTTTGGTATTTAAAGCTTCATACTAAAAAAACAGAACAAGCGATAGAGAAGTCTAAGAGCGAAAACAGAGAGTATCACAGACAAAGAGACGCTTTTAGGAGTTCAATGTTTGTAAGTGGACGTAAGCAATTTGATGATATCCACTATGATCTAAGTAATACATTTTTTAGAAAAATAAAAGAGATTGATAGTCAGTTTAAAAAGATTAACAATAATCCTATAGACAGAGTAATACCAGTATCAAGAAAATCAGAGCCTATTCTACATCACAACGAATCAGATTTTAAATCAAGATTCCATACGGAAGCGGGTGATATATTGGATGAGATTACAGAGGGTGTAATTAACTGCTATGATGAGTATATTATTTATAAAAGTATCGATCCTTTCTTGTGTGATATTGAAAATGAATTATCTGCTACATATGAAAGAGATCTTGAATCAAGGGCAGAGGTTTACACTAAGGCTCTCCACGGGAGACTAGTAATCGATACTTGGAGCCATGAAATAGTGGACGAGAGCATTACGGAAGTAATAACCAAAGAAAAAGTAAAAAATATAATCCACTCAATATTTGAAAACTTCCACAATCGTGAAAAAGCGATAGAGAAGCGATCAACTACTTATTAAGGATGTTCTAAGATGGGCAAAATTAAGATATTATCTCTTGAGCGGTATGGTTACATAAGCGTTGACATCTTGGAAGAAAACCGCTACAGATACCAAAGAAAGCAATTAGCTCTTGATCTAAATAAAGAGATGCCTAATCACCATGAAATACCGTGGAGCAATAAGCAAAGCTGGAGAATGCTCAACAAAGATCTAATGGTAAAAATCAAGACAGACAAAGAGGAGCATATAATTAACCTCAACTCTGGAATGATCACAGATTTTGCAAGTGTCCCAAGAATGTTCAGGGCACAAAGATCATGGAAGACATTTTTTATTAGAATGCCAGACAACGACGACCCGCGAATTTTGTGGCCGTCTCTAATACACGATGCAGGTTGCTCTTTTAAATTATTTGGAAATGACAAAGCAGGATTTAAGTTTAATAACGATCTATTTTATGCAACATGTAGATACTTTGGTCTATCGCGGGCTCAATGCAGGCTTTTATGGGCTGGGGTATCTTCTCCTATTGGGTGGGATCTTTATCAATCAGGTAGAGGTTATGAGGAATATATAAGAGCACAATTAGCAAGCGGGGACAAAAATGAAGACTAAATATTTTTCCCGAGAAGAGTTTAAGTGTAAATGCGGCTGTGGTCTTGGCGCTGTAGATGCAGAGTTGTTGTTTGTATTGACAAAACTTAGAGAGCGGTTTAATAGGCCTGTAATTTTAAATAGTGCTCACAGGTGCAATGCACATAATAGCTCTGTAGGTGGTGAAATAAGATCAAAGCACCTTGAAGGAATAGCCGCCGATGTAGTAGTAAGATCAACATCACCATCAAAAATATATGAATATTTAAATAAGAAATACCCAAATAAATACGGCATTGGACTATACAGCTCTTTTGTTCACATTGACATGAGAGCAAAAAAGACACGCTGGAGCGGTTAACATAACATATATTAACAATACCAATCTTTCTTTTCTTGTTGTTTTCCTTAAAGAGTCTCTGATTAATTACCAGGGGCTCTTTTTTTATCCTGCTGTTTACCAGTAAAACTAAAAAACAACCCCACTGTTTAAGCGTGTTGCATAATTTATTTAAACTTTTTTGATTGATTGCAAAATAAACCTTGTACATTGTACATAATAAGTATATATTATTAATGTAGCAAGTGACGAAACACAAAACAAAGGGAAAGAAAATGAAAATTGTAACAGTAGAGATTGCAAAAGAATTATTAGAAAACGGATCAACTGTATATGTTGCATGTTTTGCAGACGTAAACGAGTTTAACACTGGAGGGGCTGATTGCTTTTATGGCGCTGGGCTTTCAGTGGAAGAAGCTAAAGAAGACGCTCAAGAGTGGATCGAGAAAGGTTCCAGCATAGACGGAATAAGAGTTTTCCCATGCTCGGAAAAACTTGGAGAACACGCTTTAACAAGTGAAGACGGTGGATTTTCAATTGACATTAACGATGGAATAGCAAGCCTAATGGGAGAAAACTAAATGTCAAAGAAAATATTCAAAGCCCCCGTAGACATACGTCTACGGGTCGAGAAGGAAACGAAAGATCGCCTTCAGAAAAAATATTCAAACATAACAGAGTTTATCAACGAAGCAATAAGAGAGAAGTTAGAAAGGGAAAGAAATGAGATCATGCCCAATAGCAGGAGGACAAAGATGATGAAATTCAGGGGTAAGAGGCACTTGAGTGAAGACAGGCCTTCTGAATCAATCCCGCTTGAAATAGAGTTAAATACAAAAGGGTTTGGAAGAGACTACAGGCAAGTATTAACTCTTGACATTGTAGAAGAATCAATGGAAATAAACATATCAAACCACTGGATTACTATTCCAGATTTAGAGGCAATAGTAGAAAAAGTAATGGGAAGGGTTGAGTAAGATGGTTAATTCATTTAAATACACCTTAGACAACAACAGAGGAGAAGAAGTATTTTATAATAGAGGTGCAAATAAATGCACATTTACAAGAAAGCACATCAAGATTAAAACATACTTATTCAACCTTATAAAAATAAACAAGGTTTGTTGGTATAAGGTTGAAAGAATGTGCACAAAATGGGTGGCTAGGCATCCGTCAGAAGGCACAATGGGGACTGATTCGCATATATTTACAATAGGGTATAGCGGTGCGAGAAAATTTGTATTTGCTTTTAATTATGAAAAACAGTGGAGATATGGAGAAAAGTTTTTTATCAAAGGTCAGCCTTTTTATGAAATTAAATCCCCAGAAGAAACTTTGGTAATTCAAGATGTCGTTAAATTCATGAATCAAAACGGACTTAGAACTATGGAACAGGTCTTGAGTACGTTATGTAATCTATGTTATTAATAAGGAAAACAAAATGGAAACAAAAGAAATGAAATTATTTACATTAAGAGTTAAAACACAACACAAACCCTTCGAAATCACCCGTAAAACTCTACCCACAGAAAGAGAGACGGCCGAAGAGTTAACAGCACTCAGAAGAATAACAATGGATACACCATTCAGGGTTTATCTTGATGATAACACAACGATAGTATTAGCGAAAAGAGAACACAATGAATCGAACACACTTTTATTTAATGGTGTTGATAGTAATCGTTTATTTACAACGGAACTCAATTAAAAGGATTAAGTAATGAATTCATACAAAAGAAGCGTCACCTTCATGAAAGGTGACGCTCAAATGAAGAGAGTAGTAACAGCAGGTACACACAAACAAGCAGTTAAAGAGGTTTGTCTGTGGTATGGAATTAAAAAGAGTGATGTGTTAAATAGTAGACCTGTTAATGTTTGTGGGGAGAGATAATGAGTAAACCACCTTTTTATTTGCCAAAACAAAAATATATATACTTTAGATAGCGTTAGTATATATATTATAAATACGAAAGGAGGAATAATGACTAAGTTTCTATTAGGCTTAAAGCCTGAATTATTAAAGAAAGTGCAAGGCAAAGCGAAGAGTATGGGATTAACACCAACGGCCTATATTCGCATGATAATCATCAAATCAATGAAAGAGGATTAATGGCACAAAGAAGAATGTTTTCACTAAAAATTGTAGATACTGATTTATTTCTTGAGATGCCAGCAACAACTCAGAATCTATACTTTCATTTATCAATGAGAGCAGATGATGACGGCTTTATCTCTTCTCCAAACAAGATAATGAAGTTTGTAAATTGCACAAAAGATGACATGAAAATACTTGTTGCAAAACAGTATGTAATACCTTTTGAGTCTGGTGTTTGTGTAATTAAGCACTGGAAAATTCACAACTATATCCAAAAGGATAGACGTGAGCCTACAATTTACAAAGAAGAAAAATCTATTTTGCAAGAGGTTGACAAACAGTATGTTATAGGTTTGGACACAAAATGTATACAAAATGGATACATAGGTAAGGATAGGTTAGAGTTAGGAGAGGTTAGTGTAGGTAAGAGTAAAAAAGATATACGCCACAAATACGGCGAATACAAAAATGTTCTTCTCACTGATAAGCAATTTGAAAAGTTGAGTAAAGATTTTCCAAACATAAAAGACTTAATAAAATTAGTTGATGAGGGAGTCCAAATGAAGGGGTATAAATACAAGGATTTCAATTTAGTCATACGAAAGTGGGCTAAGACCAAAAACGGCTCAAATAACGGCTCCTACGCTGGTAAAGTAAAGATAGAAACAGTCAATAAGGAGTACGGGTGGTAGATGTTAGGTGTTCTAAGTGTGGCGGAAAGGTTTCTGAGTACGTTTTAACTATGGTGAGTGCTCAGATAATGGATGAGCCAACCTGTGGCACCTGTTTTGTAAAAAACAGCCCAGAAGAGCCCTCAGCGGAGCCAATAAGAAATTGGAAGGGCAGCGCGTGGTTTCCAGAAAAGTATCACTTTGCAACAGTTGACGATTTTGATAATGGCGAATTGATGGATTTGGTTAGGGAGTGGTATAAGAGCAAATCTCAAATTTTAACTCTTTCTGGGAGCGTTGGAAGCGGGAAAACTCATTTAGCCTGTGCTCTTGCTTACAGGTTGCACGATATTGCGGATAAGATATGTAGGTTTGTGACAGCTCCAGATCTTGTTGATATTTACAGGGGTGCCGCATGTGGTGACGATTCAAGCGTATCAAAAAAAATGATGGTGACAGGGTGTAATGTTTTAGTATTAGATGATTTAGGAGCCCAGAGGAATAATGAATTTTCTTACGAAGCAATATATTCTATTTTATCTAACGGTCAGAGATTAATAGTAACTACTAACCTAGATTCTAGTGGAATAGCTACAGAGCTAGACGGCCGTGTTGCATCGAGGTTAAACGGTGGCTATGTCGTGATATTTGAAGGCAAAGACAGGAGAGCCGAAGGTTCACAAAGTAGAATTTTAAAGGTTTAAAGAAAGTAGGGAATAATGGCTAAGGTTGGAAAAATAACTACAGAAGTAAAGCTAAAAGACACTGAGTTTGTTGAAGAGTTGCTGTGTGATTTCAGGAACTTACTAAAAGAATCAGTTACCCCTAAAGACGGTGGAAGTTGCCATCGTTTAGGTATAGAGCTTGTAGAGAAATACGCAAACAAATAACGCAAAGTTGGTGGTGCGCAAGTGAGGAACGAGGAGGAATACAAATGAACAAACAGGTTATGAAAGGAAGTAAGAATGAAAGTATACACACTTGAAGAAGATCATTGTAATACTACAGGCTACTGCTATACAGTTGCGGTATTTTCAAGCAGGGAAAAGGCAGAAATGGCACTTAGACAAATAAAAAAAGATGAAGACAAGCTAATGGATTGCTGTGTGGAAGAGTTTAAAATATACGAGTTTGATTTAGATTTCGTTGAACTAAAGACTTTCAACGGAACATACAACAACAGAGATTACAAACTTTCAATATAACAGTTACGTGGTTTGCGTAGCGTAGCGGAGTCTAACCAACGTGTTCGGTTATGATAAACTTAAAGAGAAAAGAGAGTGTTATGTTAGAAAGAGGCGATATTTTCAAAATTGAAAAAGGTCATTCGTTTTATGTAAAAGAACTACCTCAATTATTCCTTTGTGATAACGGTGACTATAATTGGGAAAACTCAAGTGGTGAGATACGGAATGTTGGGCAGATTCAAAGAGGTTTAGATACTAATGTATTTGTTGGGGAGTACATTGTCGAAGGCACTTCATCTTGTGGTGGTGGGACAGGTCACGGGGCTCACGATGTTTACCCCAATGGACACAAAGTTACAGCAAAAAGAATTGTTGAAAGATTTGGTAAGAAAGAAGTTTCTGATTTTGAAATATCATTCTATCAAAGTGGGTCATTTACCTGTATGAATCCAGACATTGAAGCTATTAGAAAAGCCGAATTAAAATATCACATATAACGGTGTAGGTGGTGTGTGGAGGAACGACATCATCACCAACCGTTTTGTTATGACTTAGGAGGTCAGAATGTATAAACACAGAATAAAAGAATCAGTCGAGAATATAAAACCAAACGGCAGTCCAGATATTCAAAACATAGTTACTTGTTCTGAAATAATGCTTGACGGTGTTCTACCTGCTATACATCAGATGTTGCACACCGATCCGTATTACCATACGGACTTTGGTGATACGGTTTGCTTCTTCTGCGGTAACGATAGAGGCGAAGAACACGAAGAAGATTGTGCTTACGATAAATTGAAAAAAATTGCTCAATTTATGCACAAAGAGTAATCAACTTATAACAAAGCTATGGTTTGCCGTAGTGAAACGAAGGTCATAACCAATAGTACGGTTATGACCTCAAACAGAAAGATCATAAATGAAAGTTTTAGTAGCGTGTGAAGAGAGTCAAGCTGTAACAATCGAACTTAGGAAATTAGGTCACGAAGCGTTTAGCTGTGATATTCAAGAGTGTAGCGGTGGACACCCCGAATGGCATATTCAAGGTAATGCACTCAAAGAAGCATACAGCGGTAAATATGATATGATGATAGCTCACCCACCTTGTACATATTTGTCAGTGAGTGGGCTACATTGGAATAAGAGGAATCCCGAAAGAGCACAAAAAACTGAAGATGCTCTTGAGTTTGTTCAAAAACTTATGGATGCACCGATTGATAAAATCGCAATTGAGAATCCAATTAGTTGTATTTCTTCTCGAATCAGAAAGCCTGAACAGATCATTAATCCTTATAATTTTGGTGGAGATGCTTCAAAGAAAACTTGTTTGTGGTTAAAGAACTTAAAACCTCTTGAACACGGTGAGTACATTGAACCACGAATCGTGAACGGCAAGAAACGATGGGCTAATCAAATGGATAATGGTCAAAATGTAATGTACGATGAACGTGGTAAGGTTATGGCTTGGGGCTCTCCTGCAACTGCAAAACTTAGAAGTAAAACATTTCCAGGTATTGCAAAAGCTATTGCTGAACAGTGGGCTAACTAAATCACGATATAACAAAGTGGTGGTGCGCTTAGCGAAGCGTAGCCGTCACCAACCGCATCGGTTATGATGCAGAAAGTGGGATTATGAATAAAGTTCAGTATGTGAAACTTCTTGAGATAAGAGGTGTTGCCGATTTGAATAAAGGCGAAACACTGTTTGGTGCGGTAGAAAGAACAGGTGGGGACCCAACCGAGGCAGAGATGGTTTTAGTGAATCAACGAGCTATGGATTACTATATCGGTAAATTTGATGAGGAAAGAAAAGAAAATCTTCGACTTGAAAATATGATGGACGGGAAACAGCTTGTAAAAGAATCGGCTATATCGTGGCTATACGAAAACCATCAAGAAGTGTACAACGAATTTTACGACAAACTATAACGACCGCTTCGTTTGACGGGAGTTGAGCGAGCGAACATAATGAAAGAGAAGGTTATGACATGAACATCCTAATAATAATAACAGCAGGAATACTCTTTATAAAGTTTTTAATTTGGAATCGGAAAGAGGAAGAATGAAAATTAATTTACTAAATATTAAAATAAATGCGTCATATAGACGCATTTTATTATATATTAATATTAAGCAAGTAAATTAACGAAAGTGGGAAATATGAAACCAATGCTTTATGAGGATTTTATCACTGGAAGATACACGGTAGAATCAATTCTACCAAATGGTGAAGAGCTATGTAAGTCTTTTAAAAAATTTGACAAGGCGTGTGATTTTATAGAAAAGATTGAAGAGCGAATAAAAGCAGGAGGCAAGTAAGATGGATTTATCAACAAAGTCAGATTTAGAGTTTAACGCACTGTGTGATTTTTTAAGAGAGGGTCATGAATACCAATTGTTTCCAAGTCAGTACAGGCTAACTACAGCTCAAGAGAAGTCTCTTGCGTTTGAGTATGATCAAGAGGTTTTTAGTGGTAATCCTTTTGAGTTAGATGGTATAGATTATTCTTTAGAGTTGCATGACGGTTGTTTAGAGGTTGATTACTGTGAAGAAGTGGGGGGGTGTAATGACAATAAATTCAAATTGGGCTAAAGTATCAAGAGTCCCGAGTACTCATTTAAAAGAGATAACATTTGGAAATTTAAAGGGAAAGTCTGACATTAATCCCCAATGGAGAATTAAAGCCATGACTTCGGTTTATGGTATGTGTGGAGACGGCTGGGAGCACAAAACAAAAGATAGATGGACTCAAGCTTTGCCAGATGGTCAAGTGATGTGTTTTGTTGAGGTTGCTGTAAAAACTTACAATGGTGAGTTTGACGAGTGGAGTAAAGAGGTTGTAGGTATTGGTGGAGACTTTTTAATAAAAAAGAATAAAAATGGCATTGTTGGCAATGATGAAGGCTGGGCAATGGCTTATACTGATGGGCTGGGAAAGGCTCTTAAATCTCTTGGTGTTGCTTCTGATGTTTATGAGGGAATGTTTGATACCAAGAGTAACCAATATATGACAGAAGGCGATCAGTTACAGTGTATTTCTGCCGGAATGCTTATTGATATAAAAGAGATAATAACAAATGAATTCCAAATAAAGCTTGAAAGAAGATACGGTGATTTGCAAAATATTCCAGCTGATAAGTTCAAATCGGTAATTGATGCAATCAAAGCGTTTAATAAAAAGCAAGAGGCTAAAAATGTTTGAAGTAATAGCCGATCAAGGTACTGAGGCGTGGTTTTCTGCCAGATTGGGGAAGCCTACCTCTTCACGGTTTAAAGATATTATGGCTATACCAAAAAAGAAAACAGATATTTGGTCTAAGAAAAGTATTGATTATGCAATGGAGTTAGTTGCTGAAAGAATTACTGGAGAAAGAAAAGAAATCTTCGGAAAGGCTTTAGATTGGGGTAAAGAGCATGAGCCTACAGCATTAGAAGAGTATGAAGAGTTAAAGGATTGTATCGTTACATCTTCAGGATTGATATTAAATCATGAATACGGTGCTTATGGAGGATCTCCTGACGGTATAGTTTATGGAGAACCTGTTATTGTTCAAGAAGTCAAATGCCCTTACAATACTGTAATCCATCTAAATACCATATTAAACGGAATGCCGAAAGAACACATGTCGCAGGTTCAAGGGAATATTCATTTTACAGAAGCTGAGTCATGTGACTTTATTTCTTTTGATCCAAGAATAAAAGACTCTTCAAGATTGTATGTTCAAAGAATTATGAGAGATCAGGAATACATTAATACTATGATCCCAAGAGTTGAGAAGTTTGTTGATTATGTCGATAGTTTATTTTTAAAATTGAGGTAAGAAAATGACTAGTGCCTACACAAAAGAAGGAATGAAGATAAGAGTAGATCATGTGTGTATTGTCAAAGAGGAGCATCTCCACATTAGCTGTGGATATGCAGAGAATAAAAATGGAGTATGGCATGTTGTTCTTGATTGCTGTAGATGTCTTTTTTGTTCAACGAATTTTAAAATGCAACTAGTAATAAACAACGAGATTGTCTTTGATAACACGAAATAACTTTAAAGAAAAGAGATAATCTTGTCAAATTAAACAATCGTAGATAACGCTAAATATTTGAGTAAGAACAACAACATAGGAGCATTATGGATAAATACAGCTGGAAGAAACCAACACTAGAAGAAATTAAAATCGCTGTTGCAGAATTAGGTGGAACAGCTGAAACGGGTAGGTTGGTAGGCGTAAAAAGAAGAGCAGTCGAAAGATGGGTAAGCGGAACAACAAAAAACATGGGTAAGGGGACCTGGTTATTAATAAAAAGATTGCTAAAGCGTAAATAAATGCGTCATATAGACGCATTTTATTATATATTAATATTAAGCAAGTAAATTAACTTAAAAAGGAAGTTTAAAATGGAAGATGTTGTAATTGGTGGAGAAGTTTATGTTAAAAGGTCAGATGTTGGATTAGTGGCTGTAGTTCAAACAAAAAAGGTAATTGTCGCTCTTCAAAGAGGGTGGAATTTTATTGGAGATTTGTATAAAGACGGCGACGAGTGTGTATTGAAAAACGCAAAGAACATTAGGCGCTGGGGTACAACTAAGGGGCTGGGTGAATTGGCTTTAAGTGGTGCAACTTCTGACACTGTTTTAGATGATGCTGGAACAGTCCGTTATCATATTTTAACTGAAGTCTTGAGGATGGATGTAGATGAAAGTAAGTGGTAATTATGTTGATGCACATCATATATCAGATATAGGCAACGGCTACGGCTACGGCAACGGCTACGGCTACGGCAAGGGCGG